AGTCAGGATCGGTTACTTGAACAAGTGATATACCGTCGTAATAGTACAGGTTGCCGCCAGAGGCGATGGCAAGGCGGTCAAAGCTGTAGTCGAAGGTGCAATTCGCACCAGGGCCGACGTTCCCAATGCTGGTGGCAGATCCGTCTGCTTCGATCCTGTAAAGCGTATCCCCGAGGACGCGGTAGCAGTAACCATTCCAGTTGATACCGCCTCGATCAACGCCAGGGAAGGATGCAGATGTGAACTGAACAATGCCTTCCGCAGGACGCAGGTAGCCGTTGCTCAAGCCATTGGGCAGGATCGTCGGGACAAGGTTTACCGGATAGGCCCTCCGAATGTCGGGGCCGCTGTCCGTGAATACGCCCTGCACAATTGGGATCTGCATTCACTCATTCCTATTTCGTGCTTTTGGTTCCCTTGCACTTCCATCTCTTTCGAGAGAGGCGGAGGGGCGAGTTGGGGTTCTTGGCTGCTTTCGGGTTGTCACGCATCTGGCCTGCTGAACGGGCGCAATAGGCGTCACCCTTCTTAGTCCCTGGACGCACACGGGGGCCTCCGTCCTTTGCCTTTCCAGCCTGGCCGTAGGATACGCGCTTCCCGGAAGAAGTGACCTTGACCTTGGCCTTGCCCTTAGCTGGCAAGGGGCACCTCCTCCCAGGCACCAGCCTCCTCGTTCCACAGGTATGGCTTCCCGTCTTCAGGCATAGGAATCGGGGCCTCCCAGAGGCAGGTATCCTCGTTCAGGGTCCACGAGGCGAAAGGCTGGGGTGGGATGAATGCGTCCCGCTCCTCGTCGTACTTGAAGCCGATGCCGGGGTAGTTCTTGCGGTAAGGCGTGCCACCGTACACATGCTTCCCACCGTAGGTGTTATAAGAGCACTGCTTGGCACCGTAGTACTCCTCCCAGCTCGTGATGCCCTCAACAAGGTCGTCCTCATCCCGGCCCACGATGACCTGGGTGACGATGTTGTTTTCATCAAGGTATGCGTAATGAGCCATGATCCTTCCTAAGCAAACGTGACTGTGTCGGATGCACCTGCCGCTGTGATTTCGTAGACGTTAAAACCTGCCGGGGTGTGAAGGGTGTGCGTAACGCCAGCAGTAAAGGTTGCCGTGTAAGCGTCTGGCACGCTGATGATCACGACGCCAGAGCCGCCGCTTCCGGAAAGGCCGGAATTGTTTCTTCCAGCAACCCCGCCACCGCCACCGCCGGTATTAGCAACGCCGTTAGCAAGCGGACCACCGGAATCCCTTCCACCATTGCCACCGCCGCCAGTTCCGCCAGTTCCGTTGGTGCCGCCTGATCCAGCGCCACCTCCGCCCCCGCCAGCTCGGGCAACAGACGCCCCGGTGATTAAAGAAGATGATCCCGCGCCGCCGTTCCCTGCAACATAACTTGATGCGTTTGCTCCTGCCGCACCAGCCCCGCCACCTCCCCCGCCAAATGATTCATAGCCCCCACCGGCTGTGAATACCCCGACACCAGAGCCCCCGGCATTGCCTTGTCCGGCAACACCGGTTCCTCCAGCATTTCCGGCATATCCACCGCCACCGGAGCCACCTGACTTAGCAGGATTAGCTCCGCTGTCTCCGTTTGACCCGCCACCACCCCCGCCGGTAGAAAAAATTGAATCAAATCTAGAGGAACTGCCGTTCCTAGATGACCCTGAATAAACCCCAGGTCCGCCAGCCCCGACAGCGATTGAATACGCAACACCAGGAGTTAAACTTAGCCCCGACGATTCTTTGTAGCCTCCAGCACCACCCCCTCCACCTACTCTATACCCAAAATAGAACGATCCAGAATAGTCGCCTTTGCCGCCTCCGCCACCACCGGCGACCACAAGGTAATCGGCAACAAGGGCGACTCCGCCGCCCCCGCCTGTAAAGGCACGGGCCCTCATGCGTTGGCGGTCCCGGACAAGCATCTTAGAAGCCTTCCCCTGCGATCACATGGAGACTGGAGGAGAGGCCGGTGTCACAGACCATCGAGAGCGTACCTTGCGGGCGTCCCTTAGCGATCGTCACCTGCTGCCCAGAAAGAACCGGGTAGTCTGACGTCGTGGCCGTCGAGGCGCCATCAGTAACGCGGACCCAGACCGTCTCATCGCCCAGGTTAGAGAGGCACAGGGACCGTGCGTTCTCGGGGATCGATACGCTGGAGGAGGTGTCCGTGACCGCGTTGAGCGATCCGGTGCCGTAGCCAGGCTTGAAGGTCGTCAGTTCCATGATCTGCTCCTTACGCGACCCGGAACCAGGAGTTCAGGCCGTTGCTAAACTTAAGGGTGAAGGTGTCTTCTGCCGCTAGGACGGCGGGGTTTCCGTAGATAGCCGTCGCACCGTTGAGGGTGAACGATAGGCTGTTGATCTGCCGCGTAGTGTTTACGATTATCTCCATCCCGTCCTTCGCACCACCAGCATTCGGGAGGACAAGCGTCCCAGAGGCCAGGCTGGTTGCCGGGGTAAGGATAAGCCAGGTCTGGATGCCAGAACCGCCAATGTTCAGCACGAAGCCGTTCGTGGGGCTCTCAAACTGAGTGAAGGTTGACGCTGCGCCCTGATCCGCAATGAAGGCGGAGAGGGTCGTGGCAGACACCTTCCGGGCGTCACCGTTCCCCGTGTTGTAGACCGCGAAGAGATCGCCGCCTGAGAGGCTCGTAACGGTCGGCAGTTGGTTGATAGTCGGCATCGTTAGGCCCTCAATAAAGATCCAGCTCGCCCTCTCCACCAGTCTCCACAGGAGCATCCGGGATGGGCATGAAAGGGTCGTCGTAGCGCCAAGGCTTGCGCCCTGCACCACGCGGCATGGAGTGCGGCATCTGCATCTCGGGAGGCATCGCTGCACGGCTCATAATCGTGTTGTAGCCCTGCCGTGCGATCATCTTAGTATCGGGCGGAACAGTCTTTCCATAGCCCGACGCAAGGCGCACAGCAAGGTTCGTGATAACCGCCTCATTAGCCCAGTCAGGGACCGTCGTCTCCGTGTCAAGATCGGCGTCCTCCGGGCTCAAGGGGATGGGGTATGCCAAGCGCAGACCCTTGCCGTTCCACTCCGCCATCATGGCGTCGAGGCGGCGTAGGGCCGTCTGGAGATCTTCTGGCTGTAGATCGAAGACATACGAGGCCAGCCCAATCTCTTCAAAGGCTGCGGTGATGAACTGGCGCTTCGTGTAGCTCACTGGAGAGCCTCCTCGATCTTGGCAAGCAGGGTCTTCTCAGACCAGCGCTTGTCGATCTTCAGCCCTAGCTCCTCCGCCTTCTGGAGCATCTCCTCTTTCGTGGGAGGAGAATCGTCTAGGGGCTCTTCGGATTCTACCACTGGATCTTCATCGATCACAGCTTCAAGCATGGAGAGGCGCCAGCCGTCTGCAAGTGCGGCCTGGAGCTCCTCTTCATTGTTCACACCTTTGATGCTGTACCGAGTACGCGCCACAGGGTGCCAGTGAGGTCCACCCTCACGAAATACTTGATTGGGGAAGGAGATCATTTCTTCTTCGCCGTCTTCGCGGCCTGCTTAAACGCCTTGGCCGTGGGAGCGCCCTTCGTGCCAGGCTTCCGCATCTTCTCGCCAGAACCGGCCTTGATGCGCTTACGCTTTGCTTGGATGTTGGCGTAGAGACCCTTTGCCATCACTTCTTCCTCTTCTTCGCCTTGCGAGCAACATTGAGGGCAATCGCAACCGCCTGCTTCTGAGGCCGACCAGCCTTCATCTCGGTCTTGATGTTCTTGCTGATCGTCTTCTTGGAGTAACCCTTCTTCAGAGGCATAAGCCCTCCTTAGAAAAGGGAGCGGTAGCCGAAGCCACCGCCCCCTCAGTCCTCTTATTGATCGAAGAGGAGGATACCAGCCATCTCAGGCTGCTTGCAGCAAACCCCAAACAAAGTGTCAAGACGATACTTGATCGTCATGCTGTCGATGTCATAGAACTTCTGCATGACAAGCTCCACACCTTGATCGGTGGTCGCACGCATCACAGCGGTGCCAGCGTCGGAGGGCACTGCGAACCGGCCAGGGAGAAGCTCGAGAGCGTCCCGCTGCCAGAAGCAGTTGACGTTAGCTGCCGTGGTGTTGAGGAAGGTGATAGCCGCAGTGGCAGAGGTGGAAGCAAGCTCCACGTTCTTGTACTGAAGCTCGGCATCGGTACCGCCACCGCCGCTGATGATAGCCGGGGAGATGGTCATGGTCGTGGGGTTGTCCACGGAGATCACACGGAAGGTCTTGAGCTGACCCGTGCTTTGCTTCGTGATGTGATGCACAGCTTCCACGCCAGCGATCTCGAAGGCGTCACCAGCAGCCAGACCAGCGGTGCTGGAAACCGTCACCTGCTGGTAGCGGTTGTCCACGTTGATCTCGCCACCAACAGCGACCGAGGTTGCCTGGGGCACATACTCGACGTTTGCTGCCAGAGTGGTGTTCATCGTGGGGGCTGCTGCCTGAGCCGTGATCCGCTTGGCGGTATCAAGCTTGTAGGTGTCGAAGCCAGCGACCATACCCACGAAGCTGCGCTCGTAGGCGGAATCAGACTTCGCATTCCCGAAGGAACGGGTAGCTGCTGCTAGGTTCCCAGCGAGACCGTTGTAGTCGCGGCTGGAGAGGGCCAGGAAGCGGTCGAAGTCCGGCACACCCTGCTCGTTCATAACGGTGTCGCAGAGAGCCACGTCGTCGTAGTCACCAGCCGGGGTGTTGGTGGTCACAACAAGCGTGCCCTGGTTAGCGGCAACGTCGAGAACGGCCTGGTTGATGTCGGAAGCGAGCTTCTGACGTGCTGCCGTGCCGAGGCGACCCTCTTGGAGGGCGTCACGCAGTTCCAGCGTGGTCATCGTCCAGGGGACGGCCTTGCTGTAGCCCAGGGTAGCGGGCACAGAAAGCTGAGTCATGTCCTGATACGAACCAGCGATGGAGCTGCCAGCGGTAGCGTTGATGGACTGAGCGATGTAGGGCATCGGACGCCAGATGGTGTCGCGTGCGCGCTCCATCATTGCGGAGTCCGTGTTGTACACGCTCACGTTACGGGAAAGGATTAGGGCATCGTTGAAGCCTTCGAGAAGATCCTCGAACGCAACGCGCTCTTCCTTGGAAAATGCATTAGCCATGATGGCCTCCTAAAGTCATTTGTTCGCCTTGAGCTGTTTCTTGTAGCGAAGAACCTTTGAGTAGTCTCCGGTCTTCTCTGCTTCAGCTCTCAGCCGTTCAAGGGTTGAGTCCACCGAACCCGATACACGGCCCTGTCCTTTGACCGTCTTCTCGGGCGGGGGTGCCGACTTCTTCGTTGCAACCTTCAATTTGGCCTCCAATTTGCTGATCGCAAACGCGAAGTCAATGGGGTCATCAATCTGAGCAAGCTCCTGCGCCTTCTTGGGGTTCTTGCCTAGAGCGTAAACAACAATCTCGGGGTTATCCGCGCCTTTGACGATGATGCCCTGCTGCGTGACGTTTAAGATGTCTTTAACAACATCCTCCGCATCATCGAAGTCTCGGGCCTTCAGCGCCTCCTTGCGACGGAAATACTCCTGTTGCTTCTGCTCCCACTGCTGTGTGATGGCTTGCTGCTGACGCTGGACAGCTTCCTGCTCGGCGTCATGCCTACGCTTCCTGTCAAACCAGTTCGCAAGAGCCGCTTCGTATTTATCCGTGTCGTAGTCGTAGACCTCGAGGGTGGGCTTAGGCCCTAGCGGCTGGGCTCGTTGGCCCTGGCTCCGCATCTGCTCAAGTTCTTGTTCCAGCTCACGGTTCCTACGCTTCTGCTCTCGGTGCTGCTTGCGCAGGTCGCGCACCCATTCCGGTGCTGCTTCCTCTGGGGCTGGCGATTCCCCGTCAATCGAGACGACTAAACCGTCGTCATCAGTCTCAGACTCTTCGGCCTCGGCTTCTACCGGCTCCGCTTGCTCGTCTTCGGCTTCGTCATCGGCTTCGAGCCGTAGCTCTTCCGCTTCATCCCCGCCTTCGCTGAGCACATCTTCGTCTTCATAGACTTCATCCTCGATCTGTTCTGCCAAATCGTTCATTTCAGACCCCTGCTAGACTCACCCATTTCGCGGCTGGGCGGATGCCGTGAACACATATTATAAAAGCGTTGAAGCTTATGCAATTAGGTTATTTACCGTAGATGCGCTCCACCTCGGGAGCCAGTTCCTTCATCTTGGCGCTTTGCAGGGCCACGCCCTCGTCGTACTCATCGACGTAGGGCACATCCATCTTGCCGGTGCCCCCAAAATAGTTCGGGTCATAGACAAAAAAGACCACATCGGGCTCGCCGTTGTTGTAATTCTTGAAGGTCTCTTTATCCCAACCAGGAGGCTGGTACTCATCATTCCACTTGAGACGCGCCACAGGGCGGAATCCAGCCGCTTCGTAGATCTTTGGCAGGTAGGTATCGAATGCGTCTAGCTTGCGCCCACCGGCCTCTACAGCGGCCTGGAGCATGGCATAAGCGCCACCCTTGGACTCGTCTGGAGATGCGAAGACAGCGACCACGTCACCGTCATCCTTGATAGCAAATCCGCTGCCGTTATCGGTGCGGAAGAGACGGGCCTGGGCGAGATCCTCGGGAGATTTGATTTCAACCTGTGCGCCCATCGGGTTGCCAGCCATTGCGGCTCGCATCGTTGCGCTGTATTCGGCTGCGTTTTGTGCGGCGTCTTGCTGACGAATTGCAGGGAGATTGAGCCCGGACTCATTGTACCGGGCTGCAACCTCGGGAGACGGCTCAAGCGTTAGTAGCCCAGTGCCGCCATCTGGCTGTCCAGCTCCTCGAGCGTAAGCCCTGGGTGCTCCGCCATCACCTGCCGCATTATCTCGTCCCGGAAGCTCGAGCCTGCGCTGGGCGCGGACGGTGCGCTGGGTCTGGCCGAGGCCCCGGAATCCTTCGAGCGGGCTTGGCGGTTCAAGTCCAGCTTGAGCTTCATCGCCCTCGCGAACTCCTCGTCGTAATTGCTCATCTACTTTCTCCATCCCCTTGCTAAATGAACCAGGCCGCGACGGTACACCTAGGTCGCTGTATAGGTTCTGCTCAAAAAACCACAGGACAGCTTGCGCATCCTGCTCTGATAGCTTGCCGCTTTCAATTTTGTCAGTCAAACGCCGCGTGAACTCCTCCATACGGCGGCGCTCTTTTGCGTTGCGCGGGCCACCGATTGCAGCGCCTTTCGCATCTCGAAGATCGCCAAAGAGACGGCCGAAGGTCCGAGAGAACCAGACATCTTTTGTCGTACCCTGGTAGCCGTTGATGTTAAGCGAGTATTGACCAGTCTTGTCCCCGAGGATCTTAGCCCCGAGATGCATACTGTCCTTGCCACCGCTTAACCCGCTAGGAGCACCAGATAGCCCTGCCTCTTTCCGAAGCTGGGTCAGTTCGCCTAGGGTGTGCGGGGACATCCACCAGTCCGCGAAACCCTCTTCGCCATACTTCTTGATGAGGTGGTCAATAACCTTCATGCCCGCAGCGACAGACTTGCCTTTAACGCCCCATCCTGCGCCAGCGATGCCCTCCGTCACCGCACCAGGCTTCGGGGGGGTAGTCGGAACCTCACCGTTGCGCTTGTACTGCAGGAACGCGGCGGTAGCGGCTTTCGTATTGAGGTCCACGTCATTGCCGATTGAGGTAGGCGCGGCAAGGGCCGACCAGATAACGCGATCCGTTTCGTTATTAGCTAAAGATTCAAGCCCTGGAATGCGCGATGCGTTCTCAAACGTCTTGCGAACGTCGGAGTCATACCATCCCTTCCCGCTTACAGCTTGCTGAAGCTGATATTCGACTTCTTGCGCAGCCGCCTCAAGCGCTTCCTCGAAGTCCGCTTCATCGTAGGGATCTAGCTTCCGCCCGTACCGATTTACATGGTCCTGCTCAAGATACGTCGTCAGATCGTCGATCTTAATCTTCGGGCGAACCGGCTTGCCTGCCGCCTCGGATTCCATAGCCACCCGTTGTTGCATGATCTCTTGCAGCTCCGGGGGAGGGGTAACCTCAAGCATCTCATCCTGACGCCGAAGGTTTACAGCGCTTCCACGCTTAGCTGCCTTGCCCACCAGGGGAGGAACAGCAGCCATAGCCCCTAGGGCTCCAGCTCCAACCGCCTTGAGGCCAGGCACTAGTTTATCGAGCGGGTCTAATGCAACTTCGCCAAACGTTGCAAGAGCAGGCGATCCCGTGATGTCCAAAATGGTTTGCCCGACATACTCTGACGGGGCAGACAGGGGGGACAACACCTCCCCAACCGCCCTGAAAGCCTCCTGGCCCTCTTGCGTGCGGGGGCGGTAGGTCAGGGCCTCTTGGACCTGTTCGGCCCTCTGACCGGCTTCTAGGGGGCTTCCTGTGCGTATTAGCTTAAAGATTCCCTCCGCACCAGCAGGAAACAAGGACGCAAACCCCGTTCCCATAGCTCCAGCCGCCTCCATCGCCCCGGTAACCTGGCGATCAAAGGGACTCTGAACGATGCTCGGCTGCTGACGGCGAGCCATCTGCCCACCACCGGAGAAAGGCTGAGCCGGTTGCGTCAGCCCCGCGATGTAGGAATCAACGAACTCTTTAACGCCCCTGGTCGCCACTCACTAGGCTCCTTATGTTCTTGGCGGTCTCAAGCCGCAGCCGCTCGTCGTCGTTATCGACCTTGCTGTAGGTTTCAATCGTCTTCGCCTGCTTGTATTCCGCGTCAGCGATGGTCTCAATCACGTCAGCACGGGCCTTCTGGGCCTTCGCCACAGCTTCCTCGGCCGCAGCCTTGAGGAATACCGCGTTCGGGTCTTCCTGCTGCTGGGCTGCTTGCTGAGCCGCCATCATCTGCTGCTGCTCTTCTTCCGTGGGCTCGACTGCACCCATCTGGACAAGCTGCTTGCGGAAGAACTTGCGAACGTCAGAGAGCCCTTCGCCTTCCATGTTCATTAAGGAAAGAGCCGACAGCACCTGCATCGTTTGGGGATCTTGCGTTATCGCCATCATCCCGGTCAGTGCCCGGACGGTCGAGGCACGCTTAGACTCACTGGTAGGCCCAACGTCCACGAATACGTCCATCTTGGCATCCGATAGGTCGTTCTCGTACTCAACCTCACCGATCTCAGATAGGGTCGGCGTCATGAGCTCAATGGAACCGATCTCCATCTCTTCAGAGACGGTCTTCATGCGGCGCTTCTCTTCCGTGTAGACCTCTTGAGCCATCGACAGCCAGACTTCACCGCAGCGCTGCATGGCCTTGCCGAAGTTGCTCATGTAGATGTAAGCCTGCTTGTCGATCCGCTCCTGAATCAGCTCCACAGCCTTCCCGGAGATGTTCGACACCATCTTGTCGGCCTCGCCCTGGCCTCCGAGAATGTCGTCCATGTCGGCTTCGGTGAGCTGTAGCAGGCCAGCCAGCGCTTGAGGCACTTGAGGAGAGCGGGTGTAAGCGACAGGGCCAGCAGCCTGGGTCTCGCCATTCGGTCCCGTGATGGGGTTCACCAGGAGGTACGGGTAGTCCTTTAAGTTGTCCTCTGCCCACATCATCTGGTGCCCTGCCACCTGCTCGGGCAATAAGATGGGCTTCTCGACAGAACCTAACGCGGCGACCTCCGCCAGCTTAGATAACTGCATATTCTTGAGCCGCTGGGCGTCCTTAGCCAAACGAACGTGGCCCATGCAGCGCTCGACGTTATCCACCACCCACCGCTTGCCATAGACGGGAATGATCGGGATGCACTTGCCTGCGATGTAGCCGAGATCCTCTAGCACCTTCCCGCCAGACATGAGGTACTTGTGTACTCTCTTACGCTTAACGCGGCGCTTGCGTACCTCGATGGAGCCAATGGCGGCGAGCTTGTCTTCTAATTCAGGGTCCGCGTCGAAGTCAGACTGCCGATACTTTTCTTCAGTGCCATCGATAGCCTCGTAAATTCGGAGGGTCTCTGTCACTTCTTCAACCTTATAATACTCCGCGATGTACACAACATCCGGCGTGCACCAGTCGAACTCTACCTGGGTGATCTCCTTCGGCCAGTCTGAGGGGTCGTCGTCATACGCCTCGGCATAGGCTTCCCGCGTCATGGCATAAATCACAAAGCAGAAGCGTGCGTCCGCCTTATCCTGCCTCCGGGCATCAACGTCGAAGAAGACGCTTGAGTCAGCGTCGAAGATGGGCTCGATGCGGATGCGCTGGTGCTCGTTGTCCTCGTCCTCCTCATCCTCGTATTCGGTACGAAGGCGGAAGGCGCCAAAGCCACCACCAACAGCTTCCTCGAAGGCGTTGTCGAAGGCTTCATCGGCACAGGAGTCGTGACAGTCAGCGCGGAACAGGCCGTCCAGGGTGTCGGCCAGGCCGTCGTATTCGGGTTCGCGGGGTAGGAAGTCAACCGCAATCCGGTTGTTCCGGTACTCGTTGATGATCCGCATAACGGAGAGGTGGATCTTGTTCACCTCAAAGCGGGGTTTGTTCTCAAATTGCTCCTCGAGCGGCCCTTCCCACTGAGCCCCGGCGATAGAATAGAACCGGCGGTCCTGTAGGCACTGAAGGCGCTCGTCCCTCACGGGGGACTGGGCGTTGTCAAACTCGTTCAGCGCCTCTTGATGCACAAAAGCAAGCCGCTGTTCTTTAGTCATTCGTGCCATTGATCAGGCCCCACTGTAAAAGTCAAGCCATTATCTACCAACGATTGATCGTGGGCAACGGCTCAACGTGTGTCGGCTTCGACGCCTTCTGCGTCCGCCTCACAGACTCGCAGGCGTAGCGGAGGGCATCGATTAGGTGATTGTCCTTGTCCTCGAGGACGGGGAGTACAGCGTCTGTAAGGGCGTCTTTCTTGTACGAATACATCGTGAGTTCGTCGATGGTGTGCTGGCACCTCGGATGCACCACAATGTCGTAGCTTTTGAGCCATTCAACCCCCTCTTCCAGGCTCTTCGGACCCTTCACGGCTGCCATGATCTTAGGGAAGCCGTGCGACCTCATGTAGCTTATCGTCTCTGGCCGAGCGCTGTCAGCCACAATGGGCCACCGCTCCGACTCAGGGATCTGGAAGAAGAGCTCGGGGGTGTTCACGATCTCGCAGCCCACCATATACGCTTCATGGTCAACGTAGAGCGTGCGTCCTTCAATGAAGCACCGGATTAGCACCGTGGGGTCGGTAGCGAAGCCCCAGTCAGCACCAAATCGCAGCGTAGCGTCTACGGGGGTCTCGAACTCCTCCACCGTCCAGTTTTTGAATACGCGGGTCGAGCTGTTCTGGAGGTACTTTCCTAACCAGACGTGCTCGTACTTCTCGTAATCTCTCCCTCGGTCGTACTCCATCTCCGCCCTGAGCACATCAGGGAACCAGGGATTATCCTTGTAGTTGACCTCAATGACCGTGGCGTCAGGGGGCGGCTTGTCGCCTCTTAGGAGATGATCGACGGGATCGCTGTTCTGGCTCGGGTTCCATGTGAACCACAGCTCTGAGCCTTCCTTACGGATTGTGGGACGGAGCAGGTCCAGGGAGCGCTGCGAGAGGCTCTGGGCCTCCTCCACCCAAGCGCAGTCGTAGCCCTCAAGGGACTTGATCGAGTCGCTGGTGTGGTTCTGCATCCCCTGGAAGATGATGATGCCGGAACCGTGGGCGGACTTGATCATCGACTCCTGGACGATGAAGGCGGACTCAACCCCGAGCTTTTTGATCTTGTCCTCTAGGAGACGTTTGACAGACTGAGCCAGGCTCTTCTGGACCTCCCGAACGCAGACCGTGCGCCGGTTGGGGTCCATGATGTGCTCCTCAATGAGCATCTCAGCAAAAAAATGAGACTTGCCCGACCCCCGGCCTCCATGCGCCGCCTTGTAGCGGGCAGGCTCAAAGAGGGGAACGGCCCAGCGCGGCGTCTCGATGCGTAGCGTCGTGTCAATCGCCAACGACGACACGCTCGATCCTCTGCACCGTTAGGGGAGCCTCTTCGTCGCCAGCAATCACCTTGCGCTCGCCGTACTTCTTTGGGGCTAGCTTGGCTGCTCGCCATTGCCGTGCCCAGATGCGGAGCTTGACCACCTGCCAATCATCCGTGCTGGCCTCGTCAGCCATGTCGATGATCTTGTCCATCTCCGCGTCCTGCTGGTCCATCCTCGCCCTAGTGAGCTTGGCTTGGAACTCAGCGTCACGGATTGCCATGCGGTAGACAGTTGCGGGAGCCACATCGAACGCGGCACAGGCCTGGCCCATGCTTGATCCTGTGGCAATCAGTTCGAGGAATTCGTCTTGCTGCTTTGGGGTCCAATCGATTCGCTTTGGCATACGCGCGATATCTCTCTCAACGCAACCACCTTCGGCTTCTGGGGACGCCGCCCTTCTGGCCAGACCTCGAAGTGCTGCCGTTCAAAGATCCAAACTAGCATTTGACGCTCCCACGACGGGGCAACGGGCGGGGACCACCGCCGGGGAGCCCCTAGATTGTATCAATTACTTGCCTTTGTCACCACCGTGCTTTTTGTACAGGGCTTGGCCCTCTCGATAGCCCTTCTCGTAGCTGCCGCCTATGAAGACGTTGAAGGGCTTCTGAGAGTAGCCGTCTTGCTTCCCTAGGAGATGATTGAAGTCGTGCGCTTTTACTTTCAATGAATCCCCCCGTTTTTATCCATCCAATCCCTGACATACTCGCCAGCGGACTCCATCTCCCTACCCAGGAACGCGGCAAATTCCACCATGAGCTCATTGATCAGCCTGGATTCCGCCTCCGTAGGCTCGCCACTCATGATTAGGCTTACCGCCTCGTGCTCGGCGTCCCACTCAATCGCGTGAATTTCTACCATTGCTGGCTCCGCAGTCAGGTTCGCGTTGATCATAGTCGGGCCAGTAGCCCTCACAAACCATATCATTATAGAACTCGGCGTCGTCAACCGCCTGCTGGTAGCTGTCGTCGCAGGCAACGACCATCCCCACTAGGAGGATGGCGGCAATCCAGATTGAAATGTTCATAGGAGAGTGATCGTCCCGTCTTCGTCGTCGCGATGCACAATCGACTCGACGTAGTCAAAGATGTCAGGCCAGTGCCGCGAGATGCACTCCCGCTCAAGGGCCTCGTTGAAGGGCTCCTGGGTTGCACCGACCTCCCAGAGCAGCGCGGGGAAGTCGTCCCCGATAGCGCACCAGAGCTCATCAATCTCGCGATGCGCAATGGTGTCCTTAAGCCACCGGCTTGCGATCTCATCGATGCGGTCCTGGTTAGCCTTCCAGTGCTCGTAGCCCCAATCGTGTTCTGCTGCCATGTTTATCTCCCCTTGGGCGGCTTACGCCGCCTCTCCCGTTAACTTCGTCCACTCCTCGGGGCTTACTTCCTCAACTCCCCAAATCCAATGGGCCAAATCATCTAGAACCTGCTGCTCGGTCATATCGTCGTAGAAGTTGTAGTCGAAGGTCCAGACCGTTTCGCCGTAAGACATATTGGCGAAAGGAGCCCGCAACACCACTTCATAGGTGTAACCGTCATCGCTGAATTCTTGGACCATGACGGCTTTCTTCCGGCCTAAAGTCTTTCTGGCTGCTCTAACGAAATCCATATCTGTCTCCTCGTCCGTGGCCCCTTGCCACACCGCTATAATCTCCCAAATCGTTTACGATGTACATACTTTGTTTAGACTGTTTTGTTCTAAAAAACGCTTTTCTAATGCCTCAATGCGGCTTTTCGCTAACTTCAACCGCTTAAAGTCATTGTAACTCAATGGCTTACCTCTTTTCACCTGTTCCTCTGCTCCCCTGATAACTAGGCGGTCAATCTCGATTTCCTCCTGAATCTTCTTGGGGATATAGCCCTGCTCCAGCGGCTTCTCAAAGAGGACGCTTGCAGGAAGTGCTAGCGCTTCCACCACCTCGAGGCCATTGGCTCCACAGGCAAAGCAATGGCACAGCACGCGGCCATCCTTCTCGGTAATGCTCATCGAGGGGTTCCGGTCCCCGTGGACAGGGCAGCAGGCCACCCACTTGTCTTTACCCGTCGATCTCACCTTATCCAATCGATCTAGTAGTTCATCAATCATTGTCTGTTGCTCCATGCTTTCCCGATCTTCTTCACCGCCTGGCGGAAGGACGCCTTCTCATTGCCCCTCAAAACGTCAGCTTCGTTGACGTGCGCTAGAACCCTGAGCAGAGCTCTAGCTTGTTTTTCCGTGAGCATCTCCTCCTCATATTGCTCGAGGGTCCGCCGCTTCCTCGTTCCACGCTCCAAGCTCTGCATTTCTGCTCCCTCCCCAGAGATCATTCGTTTCCTCTCCATGCGTGACTTTGCTTCTCAATTTCGATTCGTAGACCGGGCGGGTGATCCGTTCCCGGTAGGTCTCATGGCGATACTGGGCGTGCCAGCCCTTGGATAACATCCACTTAAGCTCTTCTGCGAGCATTCGCCCTCCTGATCTGCTGATGCTTGATGAACCCCATAACCTCGGGGGAAATGTCCTTGCAGGAGCTCGGCGTGATCCTCTCAGGCCAGGCCCCGAACTTCTGCCGATACTGATGCGCTGCCCAACCCCTTTTATAGCCCTGGTAGTGCGCATAGAGGGCCAGTTGGCCGTACCAGTCGCCCCGTGAAAGGGGGATCTTCTTCACCTTCTCCAGGCGCTTGAGCTCGCTGCCGTCGGTCTCGAGGCGATCTTTAATGGGATGGGTATAGCCGCAGGCGCATCGCATACCAACGAACTTTCGGTAACATTGGGGGCAGTCGTGGGTCTTCTTTTCTTTTTTCTCCTTGACCTGATTCTTCTCAGCGAAGCCCTTCTCGCTGGTATCAAGGCACTCGGGCTCGATGTCCTCCGCGAACCCGTGCCTTGCCACGTTCCCCGCGTGGTCGAGGTAGATGGCGTCTTCCTTGCCTTCAGCGGTACGCATGATCCTGCCCGCCCTCTGGACGTAGGCGATCAGCGATTTCGTGGGGAAGCAGTCGATGAGGCATGAGACCTTAGGAGCGTCATAGCCGACATTGAGCAGCCTCGAACACGACAGGATCAGGAACTCGCCTTCGTCGTGAGCGCGGTAGATAACCTGGCGCTCCTCGTCGTCCATATACCCATCGATGTGAACGGCGCTGATCCCAGCCGCGTTGAACTGGTCCACCATATCCCGGCTGTGCTTGATCGAGGGCGAGAAGGCAATCGTCTGCCTCCCTTCCGCGTGCTTGAGCCAGTTCGCGATGATGTCCCCGACAAGGGTCTGGTCGTCTTCCGTGGCTTTCCCCAAGGCTAAAGGATCGTAGTCGGACCCACCCGTCCGCAGGTTGCGGCTCTTGATCTTTGAGACATCGACCGAGGCCCCACCGAAATATTTCACCGGGGTGAGGTAGCCGCCTTCTAGGAGTTCATTAGGGGAGATCGGGCAGACAAGATCGTTGTAGGCCAGGCCCAGCCCTTTACTGTACGGGGTGGCCGTCAGGCCGATAAACGGGACCGCCGTATAGCGATCCATCGCGAACTGAGTCGCTTTGTAGTGCACATGGGCCTCATCGACGATGGCAAAGTCGAACTCGGGGAGATGCTTCCGCCGAGCTATCGTCTGGATCGAGGCGATCTGAATCGGAGCGCGGTAGTTCGCCCGCTCATGGCTCCCCTGCATCACGCCAACGTCTAGCCCTTCCGCGTCAAAGGCATTCAGGGCCTGCTGGACCAGCTTGATGCGGTCGCAAACAAAGATGCCGCGCTTTCCCTTCTTGGCTGCCTCAGAGAGAAGGTAGGCCGCAGTGATGGTCTTTCCGAAGGAACAGGGGGCCGCGAGGATGGGGCGGGTCTTTCCTCTCCTCAGAGAGTCCCGAAGCATCTCGACGGCTTTCTCTTGATGTGGTCTTAACTGCATTTTGTCCTCTCAAACGCGAAGGCTTGGACCCCTAAAGATAAAGGGTCACGGGAGAGGACTGAAATAATTTTTTGGAATAAGGAAGAAGGGGCCGGTCGCTCGAAAGCGTAAAGGGTGCAAGGGGATAGAGGAGACGCCCACCCGGCCAAACTGTTGCAAACCCCACGGGAGAGGAGTAGGGTTTTACGCGTCGGTGGGGTTACCAGCCCCTAAAGATCCGACGAGCGAAAGATTGGAATCGTTCACCCGACGCAGGGCTAGTCTAACCTCTTGGGTGATCTCGAAGCAACCTTCCCTCGTCCCTTCTTTAGATGCTGCTACCCATATCTTGTGCCGACTGGTACTGCTCACCACAAGATGTGCTGTCGCATCGCGCAGCCAGCAGCAAAGCGAGATGTTAGATCACGACCTTTGAGGACGGGAATAAACAGCGTACAGGTGCCACAAAGCGTGGGGGCGGTGTTACGAGCCGCAGGTAAATCGTTGCTGATGACGCTGATCTAACGGGAAATTGCAGGTAGTTCCAGCATGGGGGCACCAATAGTCCTCAAAAGACCACTGCGCTCTGAAGAAAATGGGGTAACTTTTTCGGCATTTTGTCGATTTACCTGTTGCATGGTCAAAACAGTATCGGCATAATGTCTTTGGGATTGATGAGGAGACACAAAAATGCAAACCCTTCCCGCGCACGTTTGGGCAACCCTGTCCAAGATTGATGTTTCTGAGCACGTCGAGAAGAAGCAAGGCTTGTCATACCTGTCCTGGGCTTGGGCCTGGGGCGTGATGTGCCAGTACTTCCCCGATACCACCTATGAGTTCTGCTCCGAGGACTTCCCGGACGGGACCGTCGAGTACGTCTGTAAGGTTACAGTCCGCCATTGCGGCCAGGAGCACAGCCAGGTTATGTGGTTGCCTGTCATGGACCATCGTAACAAAGCGATCCAGAACCCGGACGCCTTCGCCCGCAACACCTGCAAGATGCGCTGCCTTGTGAAGACCCTCTCCATGATGGGCCTCGGCCATTACATCTACGCTGGTGAGGATCTCCCTCAAGGGACTGAGCCCGAGAAGATCGACGACAAAGAGCAGCAGCTTCTCCACGACATGATTGTCGAGACCAACACGGACCTCGAGAAGTTCTTTGCCGCGTTCAAAATCAAAGCCCTTTCGGATATGCCCAAGGAACGCTTTGAGAAAGCGCTGACCCTGCTGAAGAAGAAGATGGAGGCATAAAAATGAGAGCCCTACTTTTTGCTCTAACTCTATCAAGCCCTGCTCTTGCAGACATTCATGCCTTGGCAAAGGCCAAGACAGGTGGCGAGTATGTGCTTCTGACCGAGCGATGCGCCGAAAGCGGCCAAAAGGCTTACGTCTACCTTGATGACGGTCAAACGGAGGACGGATGCTGGGTCGCTGACTCTCACACCGTCACGATTGTCTGGGAAGAGACTGGCAAACGTCGCTATCCCATCAGCCACTTCACTCTGCAAAAGACCACGACAAAGCGCGTTGTCACTGTTGAAGAGCGGAGGTCATGGTGAGAGTCCTTGCCGTAGAGCAGGGGACAGAAGAATGGCTGGCGGCGCGTCTAGGCGTGCCGTCCGCCTCGATGTTCTTGAAGCTGATTACTCCAACTGGCAAGCGTGCCGCGTCATTTGACGGCTACGTCAATCAGTGCGTGGCAGAGCTCGTCACCGGCCAGGCGACTCCCTTCCCCCAGACTGATGCGATGGCTCGGGGGACGGAGCTGGAGCCGATGGCGCGTGCTTACTATGAGCTTGAGACCGGGAATGAGGTTGTCGAGATGGGTTTCCTTAAGCACGAAACCCTCGAGGCAGGCTGCTCCCCGGATGGCTTCGTGGGCGAGGATGGTGGCATTGAGATCAAGTGCCCCCTGCCTCACACCCACGTTGAAACCCTGAGAGGCGGCGTCATGCCGTCGAAGCACATCCCCCAGGTGCAGGGGTGTATGTGGATCACGGGTAGGGCGTGGTGGGATTTCGTTTCTCACCACCCCGATATGCACACTCTGATCGTTCGGATTGAGCGAGACGAGGCGTTTATCAAGACCCTAGAAGATCTGGTCACAGAAGCTTGCGAAACCATTCACTTACTTGCGAAGGATATTAAGGCATGAGCTCAGTCAATAAGGCGATCATCCTCGGGAACGTCGGGCAAGACCCGGAGGTTCGACACACGAAAAATGGCACGGCTGTCTGCAATTTCAGCATCGCCACAAACAAATCTTGGAAGACCCAGGACGGGCAGAAGCAAGACAAGACCTCCTGGCACCGCGTCACAGCTTGGGGAAAGGTGGCAGAGATTGCCGGGCAATACGTCAAGAAAGGCTCTCAGGTTTACGTTGAAGGCGAGCTGGAATACGGAAGTTTCACAAACAAGGACGGGGTAGAAGTGCCAACCTTTGAGATTGTCATTCAGTCCTTGCAGCTCCTGTCTCGATCTGAGTCAAAGCCTGCAAAGCTTAAGCCTGCCGATGATGACTTCTCTGATGAGGTGCCATTCTGATGGACTTCGGTCTCCGTTTGGCTGCGATCCAGCTTGAAGAGGATCTGAAGAACGCGGACCTGGCGAGGGTGCTTGAGGTGCACCCGACCCAGGTTGCCCGCTGGCGGCAGATGCGTGACGTTAAGCTCTCCGTCGCTGCGCGTATCGCTAAGGCCGTGAACCGGCCCCTTGAGGACTTTCTGGAGGAGTGATGTTTAAGCGGGTTACTTATCTGGTGATGAAGAAAGAGGACCGCCTGACGCTGAACCAAGCTCGGGCGGTACTCAAGGCGCTGACGACCGTTGACGTTGATGCCGTTCTCAGCGGCCAGGACAAGCCCAACCTGCGTATCGCAATGGAGAAGCTCGAGGAGGCCGTGGAGCAGGCGGAATACCACCATGAGATTCGATGCGAGCGTGACCAGCGCATCGCAAAGGGAGCGTGATTTATGCAAGGGGAATTTTGGCGTATTGAGAACAAGCAACGCATTGACGAGGTTTTTGCGAACCTCAAGCAACACATCCTCGACACCTGGGACTGGGCCAAGCCCTTAGCTCTACAGGTGAAACCCTACGAGGGTAAGCGTTCCCTCGACCAGAACGCGCTGTTTCACGTCTGGATTCGGGAGATGGTTGCCCACTTCAAACCGGCCCGACCGGAGCTCGACGAGGAAGAAATGAAGGCGATTGTGAAATATCGCTTCCTGGGGACTGAATCAATAAAGGCTGGTAAGATTATGATTGACAACCAGTTACGTCATACGTCAAAGCTCAAACGTGGCGAGATGTATGAGTTTATGGAGCAGGTAAACCAATGGTGCCTCGACCTTGGCTTAAACCTTACCGTGCCCGACGATTCAGAGTTCATGCAGATACGCCGCTCGCAGGCGTAAACCTCAAGGGGGAGGGGTAATGGCTGCGCCAGAGAAGCTAGACCCAGAACTGCTTACCTACTGCGTTTCTGACAAGGAACGATTCTACCTTGAATCCACCATGCAAATCGGGACGATACGGCGAGCCGCGAAAGAGTGCGGAGTAAGCCAGGGCACCGTTCGCCAGGCCATTGAAAGAGTAAAGGCCAGGGCAGCGAAGATGGGCTACGCCCCGGAGCATGACCTCAACAAGCCCACCACGGCCCCGTTTGTGGTCAAGGGTACGTCAACGCTTTACGGGGAGGATGGGCAGCCCAAGTTGCAATGGGTCAAGACCAACCTAGACCGCGAAGCCCAGATAGAGATTATGAAGCAGGCCGTCGAGGCGCTCTGCGAAGACGTGAAGCCTGTCAAAGCCATCCCAGCACCTCTCGACGTAAACGATCAGCTAATGAGTATCTACCCTTGGGGCGACCCTCACGTTGGGATGTACGCCTGGGCTGATGAAACAGGCGACAACTTCGATCTACAGATCGCAGAACAAGATATGTGCAACGCGGTTGACTACCTCGTTGAGCGCTCTCCTCCCTCGAAGCGCGGCGTTCTCGTTAATCTAGGAGACTTCTTCCACTATACAAACATGACGGGGACCACGGAGCGTAGCGGACACGTCCTCGACCGGGACTCACGCACAGCGAAGATGATTGACGTAGGGGTGCGGATCATTAAGCGCTGCTTAGAGAGGATGCGCGAGAAGCATGAGATCGTCGAACTGATCAACGCCCCTGGAAACCACGACGAAACCTTTGCCCACTTCCTGAACGTCCTCTTCCGTAACCTATACGCCAATGAAAACCGCGTCATTGTCCACGACGCCCCGACCACCCGACACTATCTCCAGCATGGCAAGTGCCTTATCGGCGTGGTTCACGGGCACCAGACAAAGGACCGGGATCTCCCCGGAATTATGGCGACGGAGAAGCCCGAGGAGTGGGGAGCGACCAGGCATAGGGTGTTCTTCCGGGGACACCACCACCACGACAATCGAGTCGAATACAACGGCTGCATTGTGGAGCAAATGAGAACCCTCGCCCGTGACGCTTACGCTGTAGGAGGTGGGTACTTAAGTGGCCGTGATATGAAGTGCATCGTCATGCACTCCGAGTTTGGAGAGCAGATGCGTTTAACTTGTGGAATCGACGTGTTGAGGAGCACATACGATGAATAACTACGGAAACATGAAGGAAAGTCTACGCAGGAACGCGGCCTATCAGCAGGTAGGCTGCGAGTATATGCCGGGATACGGGAGCGATGCCTTCCGCATTACCGTTCAGGAGGGCTCTAAAACGCTCTCTGACGTGTTCTACATCTACAACGATGCGGATCTTAACGCGGCCATAAATAAGCTGTACGGGCGGCTGTGATGCGCTCCGTCCACTTTGAAGAGCTCGACGAGGATGAGGACGGCTGGATTCAAGTCACACTGACGGTAATAACCGACGATCCAGCCCTCTTAAGCCGCGCCAGGAAGGCAATGAAGGCGGTTGTGGATGATACGCCCCGCCTAAGCGCCATAAACGGCCCTAGGAGCGACGACAATGCCTAAACAGGTACTGGGGTATGGGGTAGTCCTATTCGCTCTCCTAGGGCTGCTAGCGGCTCTCCCAGGGGCACTTGTCGCCCTTCCGTGCTGGTGGGTAGCTTTGCAGCTCCTAGACCAGTTGGAGGACCACTGATGGCTCTAAAGCGGGAAGCCTGTGACGCGCACTTCTCCGATTGTGTTAGAGCTAAAGCTGGATGGGCCTGCGAATACTGCGGCAAATCCTTCGGAGGGAGAGATCCAGGGCTTCACTGCGCCCATATACATGGAAGGCGCCACAACAGCGTCAGATGGTCCCTGGACAACGCGGTCTGTCTCTGCGCGTACCACCATCGATACTTCGGAGAGAACCCCACGGAGTTCTTCCTGTGGCTCGAGGAGCATTTAGGAAGGGGTCATTTAGAGAGGCTTCTGGAGAAGAAGAATAGCATCTTCAAAGGGGCGAAGCACATCAAGAAAGAAGTCTCAGACCACTATCGTGCGCTTATCCAAGCCTTTGAGAGCGGTGAAGAGCCCGAGTGGGTGTCGTATAACTAAATGGCAGAGCGCCAGTCTAGGCCCTGGAACATCAGGGCTTCGGCTTCCCTGCGCTTGACCAGTCCGCTAAGAACTCGCCCGCCAGCTTTATTCCAGCGCCTAATTTCATCAGGGACAGCCCAAAGATCCCCAGCGTTAAGCCGACGCAATAGGGTACTGCTCTTGAAGTTACCTGGACCCAGGTTGAAAACCCACGAAACCAGCGCGTCGAACTGACACTGCTCAAGGCTGCGTTGACAGAGTGCGGTGACATACCCCTCGAACTCCTCCAAATCTTCGATCAAGAGCGCTTCCGCCTGCTCCTGATCAATTACATCACCTTCGCTAACATCACCAGTATGGCCGTAGCCAACAGTCCAGACACCAGCAGGGCACAGATAAGCGTCCAGCGAGCAACCTTCAAAGTGACGGATAAGGGCGACACCTTCGTCACTTATCTGCATGGCTCCATCTTCCCGCACATCGCTTCCCAGGCTACGTTGTGCCCGAGGATCTGCCTGATGGTGTCCTCCGAGTCTGAGCGACTTGCACAGATAGGCTCGAAAACTAAACAGGCGTCAGTCCCGGAAGGAGCGCTCGCGCATCCCGTTAGGATCATCGCCACCGTCATCGTGAGCAACTTTGCGGCGCGCATCGATACCTCGCTTAACACTCTCGGCCATCGCCTTGAGCTGGTCTGATTCAACAGACGCCTTTCCGTGACCTTTCCCAGAACGATAGGCCCAGAAGAGAGCTCCTAGGATCGCAAGGACAAGGACCGTCTCAAGCACTGATCAATCCTTGTCCCTGGAGTTCCAAAGCGTGAAAAGGGTGCGGATCTTCTCCTTCATCGTTTCCTGATCGGCGTGCATCTTCGCTAAGACAATCACTAAGGAAATGAATCCCGCGAAGATAGGCCAGAGGCCAACCAGAGTATCGAGACGGTTGTCCACCGCGCCCCTCCATGTCTTACTCGTCGTCGGCGTTGGTGTTCTTGCCGACATTCCCAGCCAGGACATTCAACACCTTCAAAACGATGGAGATGTATTCATCGTCCACCTTCGTCGGGGTCAATGCCGTGACCGCAGTTGCTGCGGTGACTACAGCCGTAATCGCCGTAAGCCATGCGGGGAATGCGTCGAAAAAGCCTAGAATCGCGTCCATGATCGTCTCCTAATCGTCTAAGGCTTTAGTGCGTTTGAGATAAAAGCGGAGCGCGGCGAGACCGGAGCAAATACCGATGATCGCCGCGATAAGCTGAAGCCACTCAGTGATAACCGGGAGATTCGCAGTTATCGCACTGAGAACAGATGTGGCAGCGAGCGCGTCCGCTGCTTTGTGTGCCTGGTCTTGCATCGCTCGCTCCACGTCCGTGTGGCCTCTTTAGCAGTCTTCTGCGCCGTCGAACTCTTCAAGAGTCTTCAGGTGCTCATAGGCTTGCTTGATGAAGTTGGCAGATCCATCTTCAACGGAAGGCGTGAACGAATAGGACTTCTCCATGAAGAGGCGGTCCTTGTCACCGTTCAGAACTTCCACGTTGACGTGCACCAGATCCTTGCCGCCCACTACTCGAGAAACACGGCAGTAGGTGTCGGATAGGACAACATCGTGACCGAAGTTGTCTTGCACGTTAAAGGTGTGCTTGATAGCCATTTTTCAATTTCTCCTTAGAGGACGGTTAGGCTGTTGTAGCTGATCCCTTCACCAAAGAGATCCACGGCCAGCTTGCCGTTCTCATTGGTGACTTCGTTCGACGTTGCACGGACAGTAATCGTATTCGCACTGAGGACAAACTGAAGCGATCCGTTTGCACCAGTGATGTTGTGAATGTTCGTCTCCTGCATGTTGTTCGTCCCGTCAATCATCAACGCGCTTTCGCGGTAGAAGTAACGAGCCCCAGCAGCCGTTGAGAGCAGGGAGAAAGTCACGCGGAGGTTAAGGGTCTGCGCCGAGAACGGAGCAAGCGTGATCGTGTAGAAGTCATAGTTCCCACCTGCAAGGTTCATCGTCTTCTGCTGGGCGTGACGATAGCCTGCCAGGCCAGACGTGTTAAGCGTCTGCTGGAAGTAATCCTTCAGGATGCTGGGACCGTTTGAAAGGTCGAGCAGCGGCGTGTTGTTCCTCTGCGCTGAGAAGGGGGAGATGACGCCAGCGCCACGCCCCATAGAGGCCGCAGACACCTTGAAGGAAAACGTCGATCCAGCAGTGAATCGCAGCTTCCCATAGGTGTGGCCCGTAATCATTATCCAACCATTGTCAAGAACGACAATGTTCTGGGTGCCATATAATTCCAACCCAGCCGCGTCATACGCAGTAGGGATCGGATTGCCACCAGAGATCAGCTTGTAAACAATCGCGTAGCTGTAAAGGTTTTTTACGCTGGTGGAAATGTCATTCACCTGGGGAACAAGATCAAAGAAAGTGAATGCTGCTCCCGAAACGGTAAGCGCCTTCCCAAGACCCGTGGGTTCCGTCGGATCTGCCGCGACCGAAGCCGTCATGTTCGTCTCATAGCAGTACGGGAAGCCCAGGTTGTTCAGGATCGACCAGTCGCCACCCGTGGCAAGCTGCCCCGCAGGGTAAACGTGCGGAATATCTCGCTGAATGTAACCGCTCTCCCCAGAGATCGGGGAGGAATACCCCATGCGGTTGTAGTTACCGGCAGGCGCGTTGATCTTCGTCCCTTCAGCCAAACCAGAGTTGTGGACGTTATCCGCCTGGATGCCTCTTCCGTAGAAGCCTCGAGCGTTACCTTCCATGTACGGCGCGATGAAGCGGTTGATCCCGCCAACATTCGCCGCGTCGTCGATGACGAAGGGATACTCAAGGGTGTCAGGGGCGATGATCCCGTTACCCGTAGAGGTAAGCCACTCACACCCGATGAACGTGTTGAGGTGGAAATCCTTGAACGGCTGGGAGCCAGGGTCATACCCCGTATTCCCCGTATCCTTCACATGGAAGGACTGGAATTTACACTCGGTGAAGTTATTGAGGTTGAACGGCCCATAACGCTGATCGATTACAACATGGACGAACTCAGTATTGATGTACTGGTTAAAGTAGCATCCGATCAGGTTCTGAGCAGGCGGGAAGTCACCGTTGATGTAGGTAGTCCCGATGAACCGGCAACCCTGCCAAGTGGTGTACCAGGAGGAGAGGCGGGCATCACCCGTAACCGTCACCTTCTGAATGTTGTGGTGCTTCCCGAGGAAGTAGTTTACGCCTCGGCCGAAGCAAACGTCCCCGACGAAGTTGATGTTCTGACAGACGCCAGCCAAGAACCACGCCTTCGAGGGACCATATCCAACCCCAGCCGTTGCAGAGGTATCGATGATCTCGCTTGCCGTCACGTTGTAGGTGAGGCCACCACCGTCAACGATCAGGCCAGACTCAAACGCTTCATTCAGCGCAGCCGTGCTGTCCGCAGTCGGGTCAACCGACGTGGGGATTGCGCCGTAATCACGCGGGTCAACCGTCTTGGGAATGTCTGACGAAACGGGAGACACATAGACCTGGGTGCCGTTCTTGTTCTGCACCAGCAGGCTGTAGCTCTCATTCACATAGAACGGAGAAGGAGTGCCACCGTTTGACGGGTAGCCTCCAATGGTCGTGATCGGCTGGGAGGCAGGAATCGTGAGTTCCTTGTCCCAGTACGCCTGAACGGGGTTAGAAATCGTGGGCACATTCACCGCGCCCACATAGATCTTTCCGTTTTCAAGCGGTTGTCCGTCAATGTCCGTGAATACGGGAAATTGGGGGGTGACTTTGATGCTCATTCGTTAGGCTCCTTGAGTGCATCGCGTATGCGTGCGCGGGTCTTGCGATCTTTAACGTATGATAATGCTTCTTGAATCGCGGCTCTAGCAGCAACTGGGACAGCCCCGAGTTTTGCCATTGCAATCTGATCTAGCGCATTGCGTAAAGCGGAGGACGTGTTAGAGAAGTTTACAGCCCCAGGCGGTGCGGTGAGAATGTCGTTTGCAAGTTCAGCGAGATCCCGAAGCTGCTGCGCTTCACGCTTCCCGAATAAGGATTCCAGCTTCCCGGCTTCATCCCACTGTCGAACGACCTTGTTTAGCTTGGCAGGAGAGATTAACCGCTGCCCCTTCTGGTCGGTCCCTTCCTGAAGCGCGTTGTCTCGGATGTACCGAATGGCAGAGGCTTTCAAATCAAACCACGCCTGCCGCCCCTTCGGACCAGCATTCAGCAGGGTCTTCCGAACCTTGTTCATTTCTTCAACAGAGGAGAGGCGGATCACCTTGTCGAATACGTTTTCCAGAGCAATAGCACGCTCAGAGGTTTTCCCCTTCGTGCCTAACAGCTTTGCAGTCAGCCCGACGTTCTCAAACTCGTCAGCATAGCGTGCGCGTAGAGCTCGAGCCTGCTTGTATAAATCCCCTCCAAGACCGTCCGTTGCCTGGTCAATGGATTGAATCAGGCCCTTGGCAAAGTGCGACTCTCGGGCATTCGTCCAGTCCGTAGTCTTGTTGATGAACTGACGAAGGGTCTCAGCGTCGTTGATCGTGGCCTCAAGGCCGATAATGTCGCCGCTTTCTAGTTCGTCGATCATCCCTAAACGCTGTGCTTCACGCCGCGCCGCAGCGATATTGGGGGAGACCCCCTCGGCAGTCCGAACTTTTTCAAAAGCATTTGCTAAAGGCTGGAGGGTGACAGGGGCTTCTAGTTCGCCCTGCTCCCTAGCCGCCGTATAGGCTTCCCGGATATTCCTGCGCTGGACCTCGGCACGATTCTTGACCGCCTCGTCAACCGATGCGCCGACCTCTCGGGCCGTGCGCGTGATCGGCTGGTTAATGTCAATCAAGGCGTCGAAGTTGTCGATGAAGGTAGCCGTCTGCTGTGCATAACGCTCTCGGAGAGGCTCTCCCAAATCACCCAGCTTTGCAGTCTCACGCTCAAACTGGAGCTGGGAGAAGTCTCGAGAGGCTTGCCCTTTCGTTAGGCCAGACTTTCCCACGAAGGGGACAGGCATCTGTGCTGCCGTTTCACGCCGAACAGCTTGGACCGGCGCTTCTGCTGCCCCGATAGACGTAGGCCCAGCCTGGGGCACCTCCCCAACCGCCTCGTCCATTACGGCAGGCGCTGTGGGCTCTCTACGGCCCGTTCCTGGGACGATACGAGGACGGGAGGGTTCTGGTACTGCCTCGACCGTAGGCACCTCAGGAGCCGCTGTACGGCGCTCTGGGAGGGCTGCTTGGGCCATGCGTGCCCTTTGGGGGATGGTCGCTGCTGCCGCGCCAGGAAGCCCTACCGTGGGCAATACGGGAGGAAGCTGTGCCAAAGGCTCGGATGCTTCTGCCACCTGCCCGAGCATACGCTGCGCCATTTCAGTACGAGGGGAATAGGTGAGACTCTCCGCCCCGCGCATTGCTGCCTCTTGGATCGCCTGTGCGGCTTCAGGGGTGCCGAACTGTCCCTGGCTTGCCTGGGCAATACCTTCTGCAACCGTCCCGCCTAACATCCCTGCCGTACCGCCTACAGCACCCGTTCCGAGAGTTAGAATGGTCTCCACGGCAGCGATGGCTTCATTCGGAACGCCCATGTTCCGTAGGCCAATCAAAGCATCCCCGATGCTGTAACCGCTTCCAGTTGCTTCTGGAGCGGCGGCTGCTTCTTCAGGGGTGGGCGCAAAGGGCTCAGGAATCTCCCCAGGGGCCAAGTCAGGCGAGACGGCTTTCTCTAGCCTGTCGATCTCTCGAGCCAGGATAAGCACGTCATCCTGCCGCCCCTCTTGATAGGCGACTTCCAGGGCGCGCTTTAGCTCTTCGAGTCTATCCATTAGAGGCTCCCTGAAGCTCGGAGTTCGGCAAGAATGTCGTCAGCGGTACGGGTTGCACCACCGGCAGGGCTAGGAGCGCCGCTCTCGGCAAGATAGGTGCCAAGATCGCCACCTCGGAGGAGGTATTCGGCAAGTTTCTGCTGCTCTTGGGCAACCTTCTCCTGAGCGACAATCTTGCGATCAAGGTATTCGATCAAGGCAGGACCGCTAAGATCAGTTGGGAGCGCAGTATCAAGGGCAAGCTGCAATTCCCCCTCGCTCAATGCGCCGAAGGTAACAGATCCGATCACATCCAAGCCTAGGCGGCGCTGAATCTCACGCAATGCAATGGTCGAGTCTCGGAAGGTCGGCAGGAACCGCTGAAGCACACCCGTAGATGCCCCTTCCTCTGCCACAAGACGACGTGCTTCCTTGAGGTTTGCAATGTTGCCTTGCGCAGAGCGAGCGCCTTGCAGCGCCAGCTTGCCCTCTTGAGCGCTAATCTTATCAAGCTCTCGGCGACCGGCGCGCGCGCCCTGAATTTCAATGCCGCGCTCCTGAGCTTTCTGAATCGCTTCCGCCCTTGCCTCCCCAGTCAATACGTTCCCGGCATCGTCAACCGCTTGAGAGGTGCCGTCAGTGAATACGGTGACGAAGGTGCCGGTATCGGGGATGCGGAGGGTGCTCTGGACCTTTTTCTCAGCCAGCCCAGGGATCTGCTTCAGGAACTCATCACCGAACGCCATCCCTGCCTGTAGGGCAACAGCCTCCACAACCGCGTCAGGGTCTACGTCAGCGATCTTCCGATAGGCCTGAAGGGCTTGGACCTCTTCCATATTCCCGGCGTTTTTGGCCGCTTCAATGCGGGTATCAAGTATCTCTTTCCCTCGAGCGGGGTCCATCTTGAACGCGGAGATCAGTTCAGCAGCCTGCCGCTTTTTCACTGACTGCTGCTCTTCCGACATAGCCTCATACATGGCCTTAATGTTGCCGACCATTTCTTGAGGCGCCATAGCGAGAAGCTGCGTGTAATCAGTAACAGACTTGTTGGGGTTCGTTGCAAACGCCTGGAACGCCTGACGGAACTGGGCATTCTGTTGCTGCTGTTGCTGCTGCATCGCAAGTTGACGCTGCCGATCCTGAATCGCAGTCCCCGCCTGATAGCCTTGGAGCATGGCCGCAACCGGGCTTTGAACCTGCTCGACGTAATTGAACGGTTGAGGCATACGCATAGTCTTGTCCTCAGATAATCGGCGTGCTTAGGCCAGCGTTAATGTTGATCGCCGCAGGGTTGTAGCCCCCAGCAAAGGGCGCCTGGTATACGGGGGTCGCTGTCGATACCGGGGCCAAGGTTGGGGAGCTTCCACCGAATGCACCCGCCTTATAAAGACCATAGGTGCGCCCAATGTCACTAATCGCGCCACCCATTGCGCCTGCTTGGCCGACCTCTCGCCCTGCCTGAGCCGCACCGATGTTCATAAGACCTTGAGCCTCTGCCTGGCCCTGACCAGTTACGATGTTTGCGATGCTGGTGCCAAGGCCACGGCGATTTGCCGCCACGTCCGCAACGGCACCAAATCCGCGCTGTAGGAGGCTTTCGGTTGTGCCTAGGCCAGTTCCATACAGTTCACCTGCAACGCCCGTAGCGCCCCGTGTGAGACCTCCTAGACGCTCATACTGCTGTTGTACGAACTGATTGAGCATGGCGGGGCGGAACTGAGCCAACGCGGCTTGAACATTACCGCCTCGAAGCCCTCCGGTAGCCGATGCGCCTTGAAGGATTGCCTCTTCCCCTTGGCGAACCATCGCCTGGAACTCGGGGGATGCCTCGATGTTCGCAATCGCCTCACGCTGCGCTTCAGGCCCTTCTAAGCCCGCGATAGCAGCTTGAGCCTGGAAGGCAGGGCCAGCAGCACCCGCAATAGTCTCTAAGCCTGGTGCAGCCACGCCACCAGCGCGCTGATACAGCCCGAGCTCTTGAATCTGCTGGGGGACAAGATCCATGAACGGGGCCAGGATCTCCTCCGCAGAGGCGTACATCCGCCGAACTTCATCAATGGCTTGGCGAGCAGCGGCGGCAGAAGCCTCAGTGGCTTGAACCTGCATCTTTGCCTGGTTCTTGGACGCTTTCTCTGCGCCCTTAGACTGAATGGCGCCACCAATCAGCGCAGTTCCGCCAGCGATTAGACCTGTGACTGGATCAGGCATTCTCAAACTCCTTCATGTAATCCTCAAGGCTCTCGCCGTACAGCTCTAAGACAAGGTGAGCTGCCTCCTGGGTCGCCTCGGGACCGTGGCAAAGGCTTACCACCAATAAGACCACATCATAGAAGCCAGCGCGCCACATATAGGCTTTAGGCCCCGCATTACCGTCACGCTCTAGCTTGTCCGAAGCCTGCCACTTCAAGATCATCGTCTGGAGGGCAGAGGACAATGCCGCAGGGTAGGTTAGATAGAACTGATTCGCTGGCATACGCACCAGGGAGTCTAGGATGGCCTTGTCTAAATCAGGCCGATCTACCGCATCACCATCTGCAACATCGTCAAATACCTGGATCACGTCATAGAGGGCCATGAGCCAGTCAACCGCAGGAGCGGGAAGGCTGAAGACCTCTTCTAAGTTGCGGCGCATCCAGTTCACGCTTGACCCTCGTTTTTTGCTAGGCCATTTTCGCCCATATCGCTATCCAGAGCAAACGTCAAGAGATCTCTCGGCCCGATGCCCGGATCGTGATTACGTTCGCGCTCGATGCCGTCGAGATGAAGCCGCCTAGGTCGATGTTGTGGCCTACCAACTCGGGGCAGGTATACGTCTCACCGGGAGCGATAACCCGCGTGTCAACGATCAGGTTCCCCGTGCCAGCCGTGTCGCCAGCCGCTACTAGGTTCACAGACAGCGTGGCATCGCTCACAGACGTGTTCGTAGCCGTGAACTTGTCGATGGTGGCCTTCACTCCCGTAGCCGTGTATTGCGTCGTCTGAGCGATCTCAGCGAGCTTTGCAGAAATTAGAACTTTGCTTGAGACGGCCATGTCAGCCTCCTAAAGTAGGTCGAGTGTCGGGGAAGGCGTCAGTGCTGGGCCAGTCCCGAAGTGCTTGGCGGTACGCCATATAAGCAGCGTGCTGGGGGTGGTCCGTAACAGGCACGATCCAGTCAGTGGCCACAAGCTCCTGATCGCGCCAGAAACGAGCGGTTTCTGCGACCTCTTCAGCCGACGGCTCCACGGGATCGTGGTACTGCCGCGTGACCAAAGATTTCCCAAAGCGATAGACCACATAGTCCCCTTCTACAGGGTCCGCTCCGGGGTTAGTCTTGTTCTCTACATATTCCATGATTCACCTTTACGTTTGATCGAGGAACACCCCAGCGCCAGCCCTGTTATATTGACTATTGTTGAAATAAGGTGCGGTAGTTTTTAGTTCCACATGGCATTGGCTCTCAAACCTCATGCCGCATTCTTTCCCAAGCGACGGCCCCGGAAGATAAGGCGCTCGGCCAAACAATCGGGGAATACGCTCTGAGCCAGTAAATGAGTAGTTCCCCAGCATAGCTGGGCTGCTTAAAAGATCACTCGCGCCATTAGTCATAATTGGCGCAAAACTCCAAATATTTCGCTCATTGTTATTAACGGTTCCGCCGCTTATTTCTCTAGTTTCACCGTCAATAGTAACTCGTAAAGTATTCACCGTGGTGCCGGGGTAGCTTGTTCCGCTAACTGCAAACATAAAGTAGCCGCTACCAGATATATTGACTAAATCGACAAAGGTATTTGCAGCGGGAGACACAACATATCCCCCTCCGAAATTAGTGAGATAAGTATCGAAAAGCACAAACTGATCTGATTTCGCGGACCCTCCACCGATCGAGATATAAATGGCGTTAAAGGTATGCTTGACCACAAACATATCGTTCAAGGTAAAGTTTTTCTGCGGACGGCCTAAAACAGTCATCATCTACCCCTTAAATCTCGCCCCAGCCGATTGTGCCATCAACGTAGACAAGTTGCGTTGACAATCCTGCTGCGAGTGTTGCGTTTGCCGCTACCGAATTGATGTTACTGCCGTTGCGATCAACCGTCAGAGTTGCCCCACCCTGATTGCTGATCGTCACGTTATCGCCAGGGCTCGGCGTAGCAGGAAGAGTGAGCGTAATCGCCCCCACCGCGTTTGAAACTACTTGATCGCCAGAAGCGAGGGTCTGGCTTGTCGAAACAATGTTCCATGTGGAACCGCCACCGGAAGGCGTAGCAGCCTCCCACCGGCTGTTAGCTGAAACGTAGGTTAGCACCTGCCCATCAGAAGGGCTCGGGATGTATACGTCGTGCAGCTCGCTCAGCGCTTCCCCAGGGAGTGCGCGGACGAAGATCGAGCCAGAGTTACCAGAAGTGGCATAGATCACCGCAGCGATGGGCGCGTGCAAGTTAGGCGCAACGGGCTGGACGTTCGTCAGTTCCCCAGGATAAGCGGGATCCATATACAATAGATCCCCGTCGTTCCACGTCTCAGGGACCGTCTTGTCACTGCCGTCAGTTCTAAACCCACGGACCACCCCGAAGAAGACGACGTAGCCGAACTGGTTATTTGAGAAGTCGTGGCCCGTAATGCCCATCAAATACTCATGGGGCACCGTTCCATTGGAGACCGCGTTGTCGAAGGTCAGCTTCCCCGATGCGCCAACCGAACCAGAGAACATTACCGCACGGCCAATGTCTATTGAACCGCCGGAGGTGTTCTTGGCGTA